GATTTAGACTTGGTTTTAGACTTGGTTTTAGACTTGGTTTTAGACTTGGTTTTAGACTTGGTTTTAGACTTGGTTTTAGAATTAGATAAAGAATTTGATAAATTTCTAATTTTAAAATTACTAACAGGTTTTATCATAAGTCTATTAATTGGTTTTATTGTAGGTCTATTAATTGGATTTATTATAGGTCTGTTAATTGGTTTTATTGTAGGTCTATTAATAATCGGATTTTCTAAAGGATTACCTGTTGATTTTTCTACAAGTTTTGATATTTGTATATCTGCTAATGATAACCTGTCCATAATATATTATATATAAATAAAATATATTATACTTGATTAGTTACTAGTAGTAAATAAAATATTATTTAATATATAATATTTAAAGACCACCAGGGAAGCCAACTAAGTTAGCACCAATACCAAATCCGGCACCAGTGCGTGCAGACACTCCCATACTAGGAATGTATGTATCCAATATGGCGAAAGTAGCAGCAGCAGTTAAGGCAAGCAAAACAATCTCCTCCATATTTAAAGACTTCTTGGGAATAGCAAAAGCAGCAATTGCCACCATCAAACCCTCAATTAAATATTTAAAAATACGCCTCGCGATTTCAGCAACGTCAAACATAGCCATTGTATTATATAAATTAAAAAGAAAAAATATTATGTTAGTTAGTTATTGTTTATTTACTATTTATTAATTTAGTTTAAATAAAAATAAATATTTTACAAAATTAAAACTTAAAACGAACAACTAAATAAATATATAATGAGTGGAAAATCTAAATCGAATGTCTCCAAAAAGTTAGCTTTTGAGCGAAAACAGCGAACCGATGGCTCTCCTAATCCTAAATATGTTGATTTATTAGAGCTTGATAAGCCAATTGCTGGCCAACAATTTGGCTGTTTCTCATTTATTACTCCCGAGAAAATTTTGAAGCAAAAGGAAATGTTCTTTTTTGAAGAATTCCTAAAGAAATGGGAATTTTCTAAATCTATGGAAAAGTTCCATCAATTTATTAATTTTGTCTCATATAAGTACAAGTTGAATTTTGAGGATTTAATGAAAGATTATGAAGGATTTGTTACTGAGGAGCGTGAGCATATTATTAATTCATCAATTGAAGATGATTATAAGACCTTCTTAGATAAGCACGAGGATGATCTTGAGAAACAATTTAGCATTAAACATAATTTTCAGACCTCTGTTCGTGGTTTCAAGGCTAGAGGTAATTTCCAGACACAAGAGGAGGCTGAAATGCGTGCTAAATTATTGCGAGAAACTGATCCAAGTTTTGATGTATTTGTTGGACCTGTAGGTCAGTGGTTGTGCTGGGACCCTGAGGCTTATAAGACTGGACGTGTTGAGTATATGGAGGAGGAGCTTAATCAGTTGGCTCAAGAGAAGAAGAAGAATGAGGAAACCGCAAAGACCGCATTTGAGCAGCGTGTTAAGGAGACCAAGCAGAAGGCGATTGATGATAACAAGAAGAATGCTGAGAAGCACGGTAGTTCTTTGACCCAGGATATTGATAAGGATGGAAACTTGGTTGGTATTGCAAATACTCAGGAAAGCAAATTATCTGCCTCTGATACTATTTCAGTTGCTGATATTCGTAGCGAGCTTTTTGATGGCGACAATATTGTTGTTGGTCAATCTGATTATGGACGTTCTGAGCTAGTTAGCGGACCTTTTGCTGTTCCTAAGGATAAGATGGACGATGTTGAATAAATATTGTATAATTTTTTAATTTTATAAATTGAATATAATTTAATTTATAAAATTATATAGTAATAATCAATTAATACTATAATAATAATCATTAAATATAATTTTATTTTTAATACTGCGACTCATTTTAGCAGTGGAAATACCTTCAGCTAAAGCTGCTTTGGCAATTGTATCCCATGTAGCTAGTAAGATGTTAGTTTTATCTTCTTTTTTAAATACTTTTTTACCAGTTGAACAAATTAATTTTGGTGTATAGTCATTTTTCTTAATAGATAATCCATAATAACCTTCATTATTACCTTCATCTGTCCATACTACTGATTTTAATGCATAAGGCGACTCGTTTAAATATTCTTTGATTTCTTTCATATCATTTTCAGATAGTTCTTTTCCGATAGAAATTTTCCATTTTTGATATTCTCTTAACAAAACTGAATTCAATACTTTTCCACTATCAGAAAATTCACATGCATGAAATATAAATTTTTCAATATCAGAATTTTCTTTTGATTTTTTATACTCAACAGGTTTTAATTTAATTCCACTATAACCATGGTTTGTTCCAATACGTTTGGGTTTAAATCGTGTATCTAAATAATTTTTAAATGCATGATAAACTTCTTTGGTTGGTTTAACTTGACACCATAATCTATAACGACCTTCCATATTAACAGAATATTCTTCTACATCTGGACGCACAATACAAAAACTATTTATAAAATTGTTAAATTTTTTATTAAGTTCATCTTCTGGTAACAATATATTTTGATATACTGATTGATTTTCATTATTAACAGTGTCAATTATATTTTTATTTTTTTCTAATAAATCTTTCAACCTATTTATTTCAATATTTTTTTCAATAATTATTGCTTCTTGAGATTTATTTTTTTCTGTTAATTCTCTATTTTCATTTTCTAAGTCTTCATTTAATTTCATTATTCTATTAAAGTTATCAATACTATATGTTTTAGAATGTATAATATCCTTTATAATTTTAGTTAATTTTTCAATAGTAAAATTTGTTTCATCATATGCAATCAGCTCTGTTTTATTTTTTCCGTTTAGTTGTATACTACGAATTTGTCTTTTAACCTTTGAGTGTGTTTTAATTAAATTTTCAATTTCTACTTTATTTTGAACTCTAAATGCATCTATTAATTCAAAATTATTATAACCTTTACGATGGTCTTGTAGTCTTGTTGAAAGATCATTAGTATGACCAAATTTAATTAACTTTTCACCTGCCTCATTTGTGTTATCAATTGTCCCAATATATATACATTCAGTATTTAATGGAAAATGAAGTATAATTGCTTGTTCTACTGCCTTTTGTTTTTCCTTTTTAGAAGATCTTAATAATTGGTCTTTTTGCTCTAATTGAAGACGTAACTCATCGGTTTCTTCTTCAATAATTTGATGCAAAACATCTTCCATTTTCATATAATATTCGTGAATTTCTGAGGCTTTGCTAGTTTGAGCTTTTAAACACAGTGATTTAAAACATTTAATTGTTAGCATAATAGTTTGTTTATTATGTCCACCATTTTGTTTTAAAACCGCTCCCGAAGTTGCGGGAGCACTTTCTGAACTTGATTTGTCAAATTGTAAAGCAAGATTTTTATAATCTACATTTAACTTAAAATGTTTTTCTAAAACAGTTTTTGCATGATATTTTTGCTGAAAGCCTAACCATTTCCATATATTATCTAAGTCAACTACAAAATCATTATTTTTATCATAATTTAAATAACAGTAAAAACTGCTAACAAATAATTGTTGTTCAAATCCAGTAAAATTTTCTTGTATTTTACTTATTAATTTGTTATTATATACCTTTGACAGTTTAGAGATAGGATTTTTCTCTATGAGTTCTACAATGTTGAATTCTTGTATCTTATTATACATTATATAATAATATACTCTTTAAGTTGTGTTTAAGTGCTTTTATATTTTGAAAGCAGTTTTCTAAAAGCGGTATTCTTGCTTTCTAATTTTAAAAGCAAGATTTACCATTTACTCTTTTTAACCGCAATTTTGGGTCCCTGACCACGTTTCTTCACATTATTTGGGTCATATTGTTCCTCCTCATCTTCATCATTAATAGATTTAGATAATTCCCAGAACTCTTTGGAACCTAATCTGAAGTCATTATGTGCGTCTGCCTTATACCAGAACACTTGGTCCTGTAATTTGTTAGATTTGGCATTATTATTTATCACTAGGCACTCATAATTTTCAGTACATTGATCCATTACTTGACAAAATGACTCCAATGTAGGAAACATACCAGCATAATTCTCATAAATGCGCTTTCTATTTGCTATATAAGGTTCTCTTAAAATAAAAACATAATCAATATTGGTTCTTAGTGTCGGCGGAATACCTAACGGATATTGCATTGTGATGATTAACATCACCTTCCAATGTCTGCCATTCATGAAGAGTAAACGCATCATTTTATCGCGTGACCAAGTGTTATCATATAAGCAGTCATCTAAAATCACAAAAGTTCGGGGATCAATCGTAGTTCTTTTAAACTGTTCCATTTCTTTCTTAATCTGTTTCAGAACTTGTCGCTGTCGCTTCAAAATATTCTCAATAATTGCTGTATTATATTCATTATGAATAAATAGTTTGGGTACTAATTTGCCATAAAAACCGTTACCTTCTTCTGTGCCAGAAATTACAGTTCCAATTGGAATACTTTGTTGATAATATAATAAGTCTCTTACTAAAAACGATTTACCTGTATCACGACGGCCAATTAAGACTACAACAGGACCTTTTGATTCATCTGGTTTGAAACTAATATTTTTCATATCAAAACGTTTTAGTTCTAAATTCATTATATTTATACAATTATAAAAGTTTTATTTTGTTTAACGCAAACTAACAAATTTAAAAATTGATTTAAATATATGACTATATAATTTAATTATATAGTAAGAAAATGGCTGAGAATTATCCCTACGTTACATATGTTACTTTTGATAATAACAAAATTGATGGACATTTATTAGTTTGTGAAGTTCTACAAATTAGTCCAAATAATATTATAAATGAAAACGGTGTTAAATATTACGTTAGTACTGATTATAAAATACATTTTGGTATTAGTGCTATTGCTGTTAGTTGGCGTTTTGTTAATAGAAATTATATTAGTAATTTTATGCATCGTATAGCAAGAAATTTAGGACATTACGAATATAATTGGAATGTATATGATATAATTAATAAAAAATATATACCTGAGTTTAACTATGAACCTAATTCTAGTTGTAAAGAAGATGAATATATCTGTGAAGAAGATAAATATGTAAAATATATGATAAGTGATACTAACAATAATACTACTAATGATATTACTAATGATACAAATAAAAATGAAGATAAATTTGAAGACAAACCAAAGACATTGGAAGAAATGGATGATATTGATATACATAGATATTTAATAAGTAAAGGTGATAATTATGACCCTTATGAAGAATATAATCATTGGCATTTTGAATATGACCCAACAAATCCATGCCTTAATAAATTTTCATATGGTATATTTAAAGACTGTACTATTCCTTGCAGAAGTTTTCAATTTACTGAAGAAGAACCATATTATATCCGTGGAGCATACTTCTATAATGTTGACTTTAGTATATGTCAATTTCATCATGTAGTATTTCTAATGTGTCATTTTGATAATTGTGATTTCTCTAAGGCTGCAATTCAAACTTTAACATTTGATAGATGTTCTACAACTAAAACTAATTTGAGCTATCCAAATGTTACAAGAAAATTAATACATGACCTAGATATTGCTCATATGTGTTAATAATTTATAATTAATTTATAATATTATGCGAATTAAAATATTCGAATAATATATAGTATGAAACGTTGTCCCAAAGGTTCTCGCAAAAATAAGAAAACAGGATTATGTGAACCGAAGAATCCACGTTGTCCCAAAGGTTCTCGTAAAAATAAGAAGACAGGCCTTTGCAAAAAAATAAAAGTAGAATTGGTCGAGATTTTTGATACCAAAAGTGTATCTGATGACCAAAAATCTGTAAGCCCTCTAGAACTAGAACATAGTTTTCAAAAAGACACAACAACACACGGAAATATTATAATTAAATATAAAATTGTACCATCGTCAAATAAAAAGTTTGCAATATTTGATGTTGATTGGACACTAATAAAACCTAAAGATGGTCGAAAATTTCCTCAAAATGTCGATGATTGGGTATGGTTAAGAGAATCTGTACCGAAAACAATAAGAAAATATTACGAAGATAAATATAAAATAGTATTTTTAACAGACCAAACAAAACCATGGAAAGTATCTATGATTGAAAATGTAATAAAAGAAATTGATGTGCCGATAACGTGTTTAATTGCAATGAATAAAAAATATCATAAACCAAACCCAGATTTTTTTATGGAGATATTTAGAGGTGCTTATGATCATGATACAAGTTTCTTTGTAGGTGATGCGGCTGGTAGAGAAGGTGATTGGTCAAAAAATGATATTGGCGTAGCTGAAAAAATAGGTGTTAAATTTTATACACCCGAAGAAATATTTCATCTTGAACAAAAAAAAGTGGAAAAAAATTTGGCTGTAAAAGAAAAAGAAGTTGTTATTATGATTGGCTATCCGGGTTCTGGAAAAAGTACTATAGCAAAAGAATTGGAAAAACATAATTATATTAGAATTGATGGCGATGCATTGAAAACCGGACCAAAAATGGTGAAAGAA